CCTTGCAGGACAAAACGATCACCGTGACCGTCAATCGCACATCGGGCAGTGGCGAGTCCGTCGACACCGGTGCCGCCAGCTTCGCCCGTGGCGGCTACACCGGTCACGGCGGCAAATGGGATCCGGCAGGCATCGTGCATCGCGGCGAATGGGTCACTCCGCAGGAAATCGTCAGGCAACCCGGCGCGCTCGCTTTCCTTGAGCGATTCAACCGCCTCGGAGTACGCGCGCTGCCTGGCTACGCAGACGGCGGGCTGGTCGGTCGTCTCTCGCTTCCGAATCTGCGCCCCGCTTCGTCGCCAGCCGCGGCCGCTTCTGCGACCTTCAACTTCCCAGGCATGGGCAGCTATCAAGCGACGATGGACACCTACAATTTCAGCAAGCTGCAACGCGATTTCTCCCGCGAGGCGTTGCGGTCTGGTGGTCGGCGATGAGCTTCAAGACGCTGAAAATCGGCACCCTTGAGATCCCGGTACGCTCGGCAATCGATGCCGACCAGAGTTACACCGAGATCGGCGGCGAGACTGTCCTCCGCACCATCAGCGGGGCAGGCATCCGTCAAGAAACCTGGAAACGCATCCGCACCACGATCAACGGCAGCGGCTGGCTACCGGCAGGGCTCGCTGCGATCGACACTACCGTCTCCGTCGACGTCGCGTGCATCGCCCCGCAGGCGCGAGTCGCAGACGTCAATCGGCAGGCCACGCTCCCGGCCGCCCGCCGCAGTGATGCCGGCCATACGCCGTGGGCTCTCGCGCTGCTGCCTGATGGCGGGCTGGCGAATACCACGCTTGGCATTGCCGGAAATGTCGCCACCGCTGGCGCAGTGGCAGGCGCGACAGGCTACCTGATCAACTACTTCCCGCTGCTGCACTGTTGGGTAAATCGGCCGACTCAATCGTTTTCCGTCGCGGCCGGCTCCCACACGTGGGAAATCATCGCAGAGGAGGTCTGACAGATGGCCGTTGACGCACAGTGGGATAACGTCGCCGCGATGCTGCCGATGTCGGCGGATTTCTCCGACGCGCGCGGCAACACGTCATTCTTCGGGACGAACTCAGGCATTGCCGATACGGTAGGCGATCCATTCGGCGCTGGAGATGCTGCCTATTTCGACGGAACCGCAGCGGGCTTCAATTACTCCGGCGGCGCTGTCTCGTGCGGCTACGTTGATCTGTACAACGATTTCTCGATCCAGTTCGCCGTCTACCCGGAAGATGGCGGTCACGGTAGCGCGGATTCCATCCTTCTGCAGATCGGCGAAGCAGACGCGGCCGACTCGCTGCGCATCATCGCCGATTCGACCGAGGACCCGATGCGCCTGCGCGTCGCGTATCACGACGGTGGCGGCTATCAAGAACTCATCGCCGCGCCTTTCGCCACCATCACAGACGACGACTGGCACTGGCTGCAACTCGACCGCGTGACCAACACCTTCACCTTGTACGTCGACGGGGCGCGGTACTCGCAAGCAACAGTGAATATCAGCTTGGGCGGGGATAACCTGCACATCGGACAGAACGGTCTTTCTCAGTATCTATTCAAGGGCTGGATGTCGCAACTCCGCGTGACGCAGGCCTTGCGAGCGAGCCATGCCGTTCCGGCCGACCCATGGCCGCGCCCGACGATAACCGGCAGCATCATGGACGTCCTCGGTAATCCAGTGTCGCGCGCTGTCCGCTGCATCCCGCGGGCGCAGGCAGTGCAAGCCATCTCCGACCCGGTAACGGGCGTCTACACTGCGTACCCGACGAGCTACGCTGAGCACATCGTGATCCGGATCGACACCGCAGACGACCCGCCGATAGACGGCACCGTGGTCGGCGCCGGCAATGCGATGGTTCTTGACCGCGTTACTCCGGGCGGCTAACCAGTGGCCTACGCGCCGCCACTATGGAATCTGGCAGACTTCCAGTCTGACGGCGTTGTCTACGCGCCGCCCGGGTGGTTCAATGCCAATTTCTGGCCAGGCCTCCCGCCAATCATCACCTATCCGCCGACCTATGGCGGCACGACTGGCGCCGGGACCGCGGCTGCTGTCTGGTCAGCCGTCGTCACGATTGCCGGCGTCGACGTCTCCGCACGCATCGTCGGAGACATCCGCGTAGAGGCGAGCGAAGGCGCCGCCCGTATTGCTGAGCTGACTATACGCCCGGCCAACGGAACCGGGTTTGCAATCTCCGACTGGTCCGGGAAGGCAATCACGATTGACGTCGTTGACATGGCCACCGGCGTCGCGACAGACAGCAGACGCCTGTTCACCGGCATCATCGATACGCCAACGCTAGACCTCAATCTGCGCACCATCGGCCTGCTCGCAACCGACAACCTGCAAAACCAGATCGAGGCGCTATCCGCTGCGTCCATCGATACCCTGATCCCAGGCGGCTATCACTCGCCCGTGATTTTCGACCCGGCAGCCCGAGGATGGTCGCGCGCTCAAGACCGGCTCGCCACCGTTCCGGCATCGCTCGACCTAAGCCCGACAAACGCTTTCCGCCTGTCCGATTGGGCGCCGAGGGCCTCGCCGAATATCAGCTTCACGGCTGACCACATCCTTGACGGCTCGCTGCAGACGTCACAATCCAGCCGCCATCAACTCATCAACCGCGTCGATATTGACTTCGCTTACCGATTCCCTCGCGTCAAGGCGGAAGGATACGAGATCGCCGACACCTATGTGACGCTCGGCAGCATCAATGCACACGCGCAGGCCGGCAACTGGTGGCTTACGCGTGCAGCCGTTGAGACAGCAATCGGCGCAGCTGGTGGAGCGATTGTATCTATCTCCTATGAAGACCTGCCAGCGTTCGCTGTCGGCAGCTGGCAGCCAGGGCCATCCGATTACCTGCTCTGCATGGGCTACACGGCCCTGGTGAGCTTCGAATACACCCAGACGATCGAGGAGCAACACGCAATCACGGTCACGGCGCCGAACAGCATCGCCGCAGTCGGAACGCTGCGCGACAGGCTAACCGGTGCGCTCGAGGGCGAATATCCGCCAGTTGAAGCGGTCGAGCACTCCATGCTGCTCTACGCCAAGTCGTTGTCCAGCATCCCGCCAAAAGACCGCGCCGTGGTTTCAAACGGCTTCACCACGTCCGCCGACGTCACCCTGACGCCAGACACAAACCGCGATGCAGCAGACGCAGCGATGGAGACATTGATTGCCGTCGCGAAAACGAAGATATGGGCCAGCCATCGGCGCAACACCGTATCGGCCGCCGTCGCGCTCAATCCTGACGTCGACCTGCCGCAGACGATCGACATCGATACCGGACAGCTGCACGCCCGCGGCAAATGCCAAAGCGTGACGCATACCCTGTCGCCAGAGTCCGGGGAAGCCATCACGAGCTTCTCGCTTGCAATTTGCTCTGTAGCCGGAACCGGAATTGCCCACCCTGAAACTCCGACCGCCGCCCCGGCAGGATCGGCACCAGCTACCACGGCGCTATCCGAGGTGCCGACGTCGGATTTCAATTACGGCGCCGCAGAAGACCACATTCTGACCGTGACATTCCCGGAAGTCGCCGCGATCGAGCGCGACAAGCTCGACATCCCGCTGAACAGCAGCTACTCCGCGCCGATCACGGAAGACATTCTGGAGATCACGCTATGAGCCAGCCGCAAAACACCCCGCCGCCGGCCGGCGCAGACATCGTGCAATCACTTGACGACCTCGGCACTGCGGCCGGACTCAGCACGCTGCGCAACCGGATTCTGAAAGACCCGCCAGGAGTCCCGCCGATCCCCGCCCGGGTTGGCAAGTCACTATCGACCGGCCAGCCGCCGCCATGATCGAGCAAGAGACACCACCGGATCGGATCAAGCCGCCGACGCGAGCAGCCATCATCGCTCGCACCATCGCGCGCATGACGCCACCGGACCCAGCACCGACGCAGGAGACCGTCAAGCGCAAGGCGCGATGGACGATCCTCGCCTATGCCATCGCCCGCTTGAAGGAGCCAAGCACCTGGCGAGGACTGGTCCTGATGGCGACCGCAGGCGGGGCCGCGCTCTCGCCAGACGAAACAGAACTGATCGTCGCGACCGGCATCGGGCTCGCTGGCTTGCTGGCTGTCATGCTGCCTGATTCGGCCAAATGAGCGAAGCCGAAGACATCGCCAGGTCGCGCGACTTCCTGCGCCAAGGAGTCGGCACCACCACGCGCAGAAACCGTGTTTTGCCGGCCGCTCGCCTGCCGTCGCCCATTCCGGCCAGAGTCGGAACCGCTGGCCCCCGCGAAGAGCCGGGCACCTATGTCGAAGTGGACTACTCGCTGCGCGTGCTCGAAACCGACAACGCGATGACGTACCACTACGACATGCTCAATACGCCGCTCGACGGCAACATGCGGCTTTACCTGCAGCCACGCCCGCGAGACACGACGGCCGGCGATGCCAACTATTACGCCTCTGCAGTCAAGCTCACCACCACCGACGGCCTGCTGAAGACCGACTATCAGCTGACGCTGCAGGAGGCGATGATTCGCCCTGCATCAGGCGCCGACCGTGTTGCAGGATTCGGCGCCGCACCGGTTACGGGCTGGTTCTCAGACCGCGATCTGATCAGGGGACCGACAGGTGTCCACGCGCTGGTCAAAAAGGCTCGCAAGATAGACATGCTGGTGGACGGAACGCCGGAAACGCTCACGCTAAAGCAGCCGCCATACACCGCTCCGGCCGGCAATGGGTTGTGTGTGCTCGACGAGATCCTGAAACTTGGCGACCCATGGCACGGGCTGATTCAGGGCGGGACGGTGCGACTGCCAGGCGGCAAGACTCGCCCCGTAGCTCGCCCTGGTATCGGCGTCGGCGTCGTCTATCCTCTGATCCCCTACGGCGTCACGCCGGCCGCAACCGCCGACGCAGCAGACGTCGCAGCCGGGCGCACGTGGCTCAATTACGGGCTGCTGGCCGGCGCCTGCTTGTATGAACAGTCGATTACCACCGGCGCGCCTTCGTGGGTCTACATCGCTCCGGATAACACCACGTGGCGCGTGCTTTCTTCGCACGTCTATCTGGCGGGTGTATGGAATGTGCAGCTGCAGTTTTACCCTCTGCGCAGGATGTTTTTGACGGCTGACAAATGGGGAGGGCTGGCGCAGACGCTCCAGATACCGATCAACCCGACGACGTCGACCTACGCCGGAGGCACTCTATACGATCTTGATAGCAAAGGCGCCAATGCGGCATTTTTCAACCCAACAGGCAGCGCGTCCGGTGGGGCGCTGCTCAATATCCAGGGCATCCCTCCAGCGGCGACTGGCACCTATACGCTTCTGTGCTCTATCAGCCTAGCCGGCATCTATGCCATGGGAACGGTGGTCGACAGCGCCATAACGAACACCAAGACATGGGTTTATCGCACTCTGGAATTTAATCAACTGACGGCTGAAACGACATACGGCGCAGAGACAATTTACGTGCAGGACGTCTTTGCAGGCGACCCTATTCCGGCCGATTTTCTACCTGCGATTCCGCAACCGGCAGAATGGTGGATAACGATAAGCTGGCAAATCGGGTGGATTCAGAAAGATGAGGCCGGCGTTCGGCTAGTCAAAAGCATCGTCGGCTATGCTTTTGACGCATCAGACGTGATCCAGGAAGTGGATTGGGTTTTCCGCCTGACGACAAACATCACTAAGCAGCCTATCCCGTCGACCGACTATTATCAGTCGATGCCATCAGAAGCGTGGACAGGGAACGGCGGCGTCCTGCAGTACGAGATGGAAATAGGCGCCGTCACCGGCGCTAGAATCGAATGGCTTTATGACGGTTATCAATCGACCAGCGCTATCCCAAACCAATATGGCAATTTTGCCAACATCAACGCCGGGACGATGACCATCACGCCGGCCAGGTACTCCAACCGCGTCTATGGATTGTCGCTGTACAACACCGGTGATTCTGGCTCGTATTGGCTGCCTCCGATTTCTCCTGACGTCGTATCTGCCGCTCCTGCCGACATCTTCGCAGCCGGAAAGCCATTCGGCACCTATCATCCGATCACGCAGGAGATCGCCTGGGAAACCGGCTTTGTGAACTTTGTCTGAGCCCATGACCCCTCTTGAGCTGGAGCTTATCCGCCTCGCCGCGCCGATCGCCTCCTCAATTCTCGCGATCGGCTCAGGCGTCGCCATCGCTGCCATCAAATGGTATTGGGGAAGCGTCGTCAAGCGGATGGATTCAATCGCAGCGGCTGTGTCTGCTGTCGACGCACGGCTGGGGACGATTGAACACGAGATGCGTCAGCAGATCGCCGAAATCCGCAACCAGACGCAGCACCGTGACGATGTGATGGCCGGAAACGTTGCGGCGCGCCTGGAGCGAATAGAGGGCATTTGCGAGACTCAGCACGGCATCCAGCCGCTGCGCCGGCGCGAGGACAGCAAAGGGTCGGCGAGCTGGCTGCAGTCGTCGGACATCACTGGCGGCACGAGAAAATGAAGCTATGCGCCACGCTCGCCGCTTGATGAACTGCTGGCTTGTGGCGATGTGGTTTTGGGGCCGGTCATGGTGCGCGCACCCGGTGGCGATCCGGCGTAGTCATGCGTTCGCACTCGTGCCGCATTTCATCGCCACGATGCCGAGCCGCTGGCGCCATTTCTTCGCGGTCGAGTACATCCCGCCGAGGCGCCGGAGATGGACGCTTGACGACTTCGTGCTGCTGTTCCGCGGGCGCTACAGGGTCACGGAATACCGGGCAGAGCGAGTGATGTGGTTCGAGGATCGCGCTGCGGCTGTGGCTTGGATGGAGTGGGCGCGCAGGAAGTGAAAAGCCGCCCGAAGGCGGCTGGTTTTACTGGACCGGCTCTCCGCCATGTCCGCCGCTCTTCGTCGCATCCATTCGGCATCGACTTATGCCATGCGTCCGTGCGGAATCCATCTGTAACGCATTGATTCGTATAGAGCGAATAGGCCAATTCTTAACCCTTCGCGGCTATGCTGAAAACAGGCGCAACCAGTTGATGCATAACGGGAAAACGGCCCCGAACGTGGTCCGCATGGTGTGCACGGTGCATTGAAAAATAGATTCATAAAAACAACGTGTTACGGCTGGCTGTGCGGAATTTGTGCGGAATTTGTGCGGAATCGGAAATCATTCAGCGTCCTGAGAGCATCCGCCATGCTGCCGCTGCCACTCGTGGAACTTGTCCATTGCCAGCGGCTGCAATGCGGTGCTTCCAATCGGCCATCCCATCATCCACTCCCAGAATTCCGGGTTCGGGATAATCGCCTTGCCAACCATGCGGCTCAGTTCCTCTGGCAGCCGCACGCCCCGCGTCATCGCCATGCGATTCCTCACCGTCTCCCAGGTGTACTGCCCCTTCCAGTCGGTGGCCGCAGGCGTCGGCAGCATCTTCGCAACGCCAAGGAGCGACGGCACTGCCTTGGTCTTGTCGCCACGGCTGTAGTGATACGTCAGCCCGTTTGCATCCGTCTTCGTCGGCGTAGGCAACCACCCACATGCGCTTCCGGATATGGGGCGCTCCCACGTCATCAGCTCCCAAAATTCCCCACCGCGCATACATCCCCAGTCCGGCAAGGTCAGCGAGCACGCGGGCAAGTCCTCGTCGAACAAGCAGCGGTGAGTTTTCCACGAATACGTATCGCGGTCGTACCTCACCGATAATTCGCGCCATCTGCACCCACAAACCGGATCGCTCTCCGTCGATTCCGGCTCCTTTTCCTGCTGCGCTGATGTCCTGACACGGGAAACCGCCAGAAACCACGTCAACAACTCCGCGCCACGGTCGTCCGTCAAAGGTGCAAACGTCATCCCAAATCGGGAAAGGCGGGAGAATGCCGTCATTCTGTCTGGCGACAAGCACGCTTGCGGCGTAGGGCTCAAGCTCGACGGCGCAGACGGTGCGCCACCCGAGCAGGTGTCCGCCGAGAATTCCGCCTCCAGCGCCTGCGAAAAGAGCCAGCTCATTCATTTTCCCTCACGCATTCTCTGTGAAACCTTCACCCACTCATCCCCGCGGACATCCCGATAAACGCTCGTCATGTCCGCGCTCTTGTGCCCGGCCAACGCCTGCGCGTTGATGCCTTGATCGTGATACAGGCGCAGCGACAGGCTGCGCAGCTCGTGGAACGTCGGCGGAGTCTTTCCGGCAACGACCACGCCGGCGCCGTCACGCGCCTCTGCGAAAGCCTGGCCGATGGTCGTATCACGGACCTTTGCGCCAGACTTCGCTCGCCCCGTGCTGACCGAGTGATGGACAAGCCACCTGCTGAGCGCGCCTTCTCGGCAGGCTGCCACAACGTCGCCGACAGCTAGCCCGACCACATTGAGGCGCAAGCCAAGCGGAATCGCCACCTTCGCGCCGCACTTTCCCTGCTGAACCCACAAATGCCCATCGCGCGCCTGTGCGAAGGTAAGCGCCGCGATGTCCGCCCGTCGCTGCGCAGTCACAATGCCGAGTTCGATTGCCCGAGTCGCCCACGCCGGCTGATGCGCATTACTCCATGCGTGAATGGCCACGAAATGCTCAAGCGACAGCCGACCGCGCTGCGTCTGCACTCGCTCCGATCTGGTCGGCGATACCGGATTGTCTGACCGCCAGCCAGCGGCTACGGCCTCTCGGAATAGGTCGAGCAAAAGCGAGCGCGTTGCTTGCTGCGTGCGAGGTGTGCTGGCCAGCGTTGCGAGGTAGTCGGCGATGTGGCGCGTGGTGATCGCAGGCACAGCAATATGGCCCAAGATCGGCGTGATCTTGGCCAGATACCGGCGAGCGGTCGCAATCGTCTCGGCTTTGACTTCGCGCGCCTTGACTCGCTCCAGATACGTCGGCATCCATTCTGACACCATGTCAGGCGCTCTCTGGACGGTGTGTATCAGGCGCTTTTGTTGCATCTTTCCATGCAGGTGCAGGTATGCCTCTGTAACCTGCGCAATCGCCTGCTGAAGTGTGAGTCTCCCGAGCACGAAGCCACCCGCAGGCGGAGTCGAGTCGAGAAATGGCAGGACATCGGCCGGAGGCTCCCAGGCGAAATATCCAGGACGGACCTCGCGTAGCCCGCGCGGCCAGTTGATCCGGCTACGCTGCCTGACGTTGGCGGCCATAGATGAGCCTCATGATTTCATCGTCTGGCGTTGCGGCCCGGTATTCTGCGTCGGCCGGAACCCGCCATTCTCTGCCGACACGGATTGCTCCTTGGATACGGCCTTGACGGCACCATCGGCGCAGAATCTGTGCGGACACCGGCGGCGAGAATCTGGCGGCATTCCAGTCGCTGGCGGGGATTAGTTTTGCGGTCATTGCATCGCCTCGGCTAGCTGGTCGATCAGGTCGGCTGGGATTGTCTGGCCTGTCATGCGCTATCCTTCTCAAGTTCGTCCGCCCATTCGGCCACCATCTTTGCCGCTCCAGCCAGCTCTGCCGCGTGCTGCACCGCATTGGCCGAAAAGCCGCCGTAGAAATCCAGCGAGTCGGCGGCAGAATCCATTACTTCCGCCGTGGCTCGCAGCTTTTTAACAAGGTCTTCGCGCGTCATTTTGTGTCCTTCTCAGGTGTCAGCAAATGCTGCGCGCAGAGCGAAGATCGGTTCCAAGTGCGGCCAGAGCATGACTTCCTCATGTGGTAGTGCGTCGGTTGGCGCATCAGCCAAGGTGCCTTGCCACGCATCAATAGGGACACCGTCATAACGGACATCGACAAACCACACCCATGGCTGGTCCAAAGCGTCACGCAACGCGCGCGTGCCCGTCTTCAGTTTTTCCAATAAGTCGTGATTGGTTGGCGCGGCGATGTACCGCAACGTCGTGCCGTCGTCATCGGCGAGGAAGCACAGTAGTTCGCCCATGGCGCTACTCGCTGTGAAGATGCGGGGGCCATCATATTCGTACAGGACCTCCACCGGATCCAGTCTGCCAAAATTGGCGACATCGGCGATTGGCGATTTGATCGTCCAATCCCTAATCGTTTTTTCAACAGTTGCAGCAGTAATCATGCCCTATCACTCCGCCTATTAACCAACGTCTATTGACGGGACTTTTACGGATTCACTGATCGCATTGTCCACGGAGTAGTCCAGAGCATCGTTAGCCACCCTCACGAGATACGACAGTTCAGCAGTGTCCCCGCCGATGTCCATTTCTTCATCTTCGGTAAGCTCAGCATACGCCGGGTGATCCTTTATTCTGTCGCGCAGATCGGTCAAAGCGTCGCGCATCATCCGGCAGTTGGCAGCGTCTTTCTCCATCTCCAAGTCAATCGGGACGAACTTCTGCCAGCAGTAAACGCATGCCCATAAGCCGGAAGGCTCGCCAGTGTCCTCCAGAACAAACGTCGTGATTTTTGGGTGTTTGCAGTTGTCGATCATGGCCTCTCCCTCTGCCCCTCAACCCACTCGATCACATCCGCGGCTTTGTACCGAGGATGACCTTTTCCTCCGATCCTGATAGCCCGCGGGAAGCCAGGCAGGCACGAATACCGCTCGCTTACCTGCCGCGGTTCGCACTTAAGATAGGCGGCGATTTCGGCATTGCTCCACAGGTCGACGGCCAGTGGAATGCGGCGCGGCATGTGCCTGGCGATGGCCTCGGCTAGCCGGTCGATCAGGTCGGCGGGGATTGTCTGGCCGGTCATGCGCTCTCTTTCTCCAGTTCGTCTGCCCATTCGGCCACCATCTTCGCCGCTCCAGAAAGCTCTGCAGCGTGCATCACTGCGTTTGCCGAGCCGCCGTAGAAATCCAGCGAGTCTGCGGCGCTATCCATTGCTTCCGCCGTGGATCGCAGCTTTGTCACAAGTTCGTCGCGCGTCATTTTGTGTCCTTCTCAGGCGTCAGCAGCGTCTGCGTGATCCACGTCAGCAGCTCCAACCGCGACGGCAGCAAGTGCGTGCAGCGAGAGTTCGACAGCCGACCCGCGCCCCATTCGACAACCGGGTACTGCTCCCGGCCGTGCCAGTGCATCGGTGGCAAGATGGTATAGCGCACGCCTCTCTGGTCGAAAATGCAGACCTCGTCCACGGCGTCGCGCGCCATGGCGAACATGCCGACCGGCACCGTCTGCAGCATTTGCTGGATGGTGGCGGCAAGCTCTGCTTTTTCGGGCCATAACGCGCATGCGCTCATCGCATCACATGCCGAATGATTCTCGCCCCGTTGACGGTCGTGACGGTTTGCGTTCCATTGCCAGAAGTCTCCAGCACCGTTTTGTGCTCAATAGCTGGCGACTTTTGCTGGTGGGCATCTGCGCTTTCTCCAACATCAAAAAAAGGCAACTTTGCCGGATCGTCTGGCCGGCACGTCCGCATGTAGTCGACGGCCACCTTTGCAGACGCTATGACCGTCCCGAGTATCGCGACTCCTGCATGTGCGGTCGCAACGTCGATTTCTTTCGCGCGCAGAGCTTGCAGAAGTGAAAAGGCAGACTCTTGTACATCCTGGATAGTGTGGCTCATGCTGCCTCCGGTTTGGCTTGTTCGGAAATTCTTTTGATTTGCCTGCGCAGCGCGCCGCGCAGTTGAATTAGTTTGGCGATATCGCCTGGATACCGCAGTTGGTAAGCATTGCGTCGCATGCGCTCCGATTTGCTGACCAGTTCCAGATTGTCGAGATTGAATGGTGGAGCTTTGTTGCCGTCCTTGAATCCGAGTTGATACCCCGGAGGGATTTCGCGACCTGCAGCGAGCCAGACCAGGTGATGGACCGGAACCCAGTCCGTCGACTTGACGCCAGTGCACGAAACTTTGCGCTGCAAGTAGCCGCCGTCTGCAATGCGCTCCGAACCTATCGGCATGAACTTTCTGGCCGCAGCGCCATTGAGGCATCCAGGCCTGAATCTGGTATCGGCTGACCGTCCTCCGGCGTCGAATGGTTGCCCGGCATTCCATGGCTTCTGGCCTGGCTGAAACCGTGTTTTTTTGCCGCCATGCGCGAGTGCTTGCGCGGCGATCCTTGCCAGCTCCGCCTTTGCTTCGTGACTCTTGCGCAAGCCCTCCTCGCGTGCCTTGTGCTGTACCTGGCGAACTGTGCGCCCGGTAAGCCGTGCAATTTCGGTCGTCAGGCCGTTTTCGTATTGAGCGTGCAAGACTGCGAGTTCAGATAGTGACCATTTGCGGCCGTACATCACAGCCTCCTGTGCAACGCCATAACAGCGTCGTAAAGGTCATCGAGCGTGCCGGAATTGTCGATCCACCCGTCCGCCGCCTCGCGCGTGATTCCGGCCTCGCTGGCGTGCTCTGCAGCCGCCGGCGGCATGCCGTAGATGCCTCCCATCTTGCGGTCGCCGATGTGCCATACCTGGCCGCCCATGGACCTTATCCACTCGGCTTCATTCGCGAAACGGATGTCTGGCACCACAACCCCCCGCGCATCAGGTGCGGATCTCCGAATCGCTGCAATGGCCGCCGTCGCCTGCCGAATCCAGACGCGATCGTCGACCATCCTTCGACCCCACTCCGTGCCCAGGCTCTGCATCATCTCGCGTGCCGAAAGTTGCATTCCAGACAGCACCGCGTTTTTGCGCTGTGGATCGAACATCAGATCGACCGGAATGCCAAGCATGGCATTGAGCCCGGCCCGGATCGGATCAGCAAGCGACACCTCGCGCCAATCGAAAGCCGTGCAAAGGAACCTGGCCACCGTTGTCTTCCCGCTTCCGGCTTTCCCTGACAGTCCTATCAGTCGCATCACGGCTGATGCTCCATGAGTCGCGCCATGGTCTCGAGCGTCGCCGACTCTGCTGCGAGGCCGATCGCAAAGACCGTGTCGACGCAGTCATCAGTGCCAAGAGAAGGATTCGCAATCCGCATGCGCTCGACAGTGCGCTCCAGGCGGTCGACTTCGGCCTCAGTCATGCGAACCACCACGACCTCATTACGCCGCATGGCGCCCGTCCCGCTCATTGCGGCACCCGCACAGTCAGCCACCTGCCGTAAGCATCCCCGCCGTCTACCGACCGAGGGTCGACGCAGCCGTTGCAGCTGGCCAGCAAGCGATACAAGCGAAGCGTCGCCAGCGTGTCTCCCAAACAATAGTCGATCAGTTGCCCGTGCTTGCCGGACTGCCATAGGTAGGGCGCATCGGCTCCGTTGCCGGTTTTTCCGGTCAGATTGTTCGCCCAGCAGATCGCATCGAGCCCGAGCCCCTTGGGGTGCTCTCCGGCCGGCACGCCTGCCGCCGCCCATATCGCTGCAGCAATGTCGAAATGCTTCTGGCTCGGCGTAACGATGCCGTTCGCGGCGAGCAATGGCAGATCGAATAGTGTCCCGTTGAAGGTGACACACAGATCCCTGTGCGCGATCAGTTTCGCGAAATCCATGAGGTTGTCTTCCATGAAGACATGCGCGCGAGCTTCCTTGACGTCGTAAGCAGTGACGACGCTGATGCCCATTCCGGAAAAATCATGCCAGCCTGCGCAGTACTGCAACTTGTCTTTGATGGAGGCAAAAACCGGCTCGTTTGCTTGTGGAATGGCATTGCGTATCTCGCAATCGAAAATGACAACGTTCATTTGCTCTTGTCTCCGTGGTGCATCCGGTGGGCGAAGTGCGCGCCGGCGACCGCCGCGCAAAGAATGGTCAAAGGCCGCAGCCACGCGCGCCAGGCGCGAAACAGCGCCAGGTCGAGCGCGCGACGCTGCATGCTGGGTGCCGTGGCGATCAGCCAGCGGCCATCGTTACCGCCGCTCACAGCTGCAAATTCCGGGAGGTTGAAAGCGCGCTGGCAAGCGCAAAGACGACATGCTGCAAACGAGCGCCCGGCGTTTCCGAAACCTTCACCAGTTGCCCAAGGTAGTCAGCCGCCTCGCTGGCTGCTTTCCGCAAATGCCGCGTGTGAAACTTCAAGCGCTCGATTTCTGCTTCCTGCTCGTGCAGCCGGCGCACGGCTTCCCGAATCAGATACCCGGCCGCCATTTCTTCCTGCTCGATCACATCGGCGACACCTACCAAGTGCGATCCGAAAGCGCTGGCATCGAGCCGCATGGCTGCCGCCGCTGAATCGATCAGGAAGTTGCCATTGACCGGTGCACGTTCAGGCTCGCGCCCAAACTTGTCCGCTGAGAATTGGCCGCTCATTGCTGGCCACCTGCCCGGTACGCATCGAATGTCCGCGCGTAGCTTTCCCTGGCGATCGTCTGTTCCGTTCGCATTTGCTGAACCACTTCCTGCCAAGCATCTGCGCTGTCCGCATCGATGCGACCGACCACGCCGAATGCAGCCAGAATCGCCGCAAGGCACATCAGCTCCTTCATTTGGCCGCCCCTTTCGAATCTCCAGCGCAACCAGGCGCCTCCGGCTTTTTCAACGACGCCTGCTTGGCGATCAGCTTTCCCTCTGCCTTTCCGGCTTCCCAGGCATCGGCCGAAGCCGTTCCGGGCCGGTACGGCATTTCCAAGGGCTTGCCAGCAAGACGATTCAACAGCACCGCGCGTGCTCCGGTGATGTACTGGGTTGACTTCACGGCCCGATTGACCGGGAACGCATCCGCCAACAGCGCGTCTGCGATGTCTTCCGGCCCAAAATGGGGAACTGATCTTGCTGTCATCACGGCCTCCTGTGGGTTGATGTGTGAACTTTAGCCATTGGCGGATTATGTGTCAAGCCATTTATGGCTATCATCAGCACAAAAAAACCGCCCGAAGGCGGCAAGGATCGGGCACGCCTCACCGCGGCCGATAGACAGGCGGCGTGCTTTGAATGTAGATCCGGTTGTTGACCTGCTGCGGCTCGTCCATCCCGCACGCCGAATACATCCGCCGCCGCGCTGCGCCGATCACCGCCGCGTCCTTGCGATTTGAACTCGAGTCGACGTCATAGCTCCATTGCGCATCCTTGCACTCCCGGCTATTGCGCGCATCCGCCCGCAGATCGGCGCTCGTGCGCCCCGTCACTGGCGCCGGCCCGCCACGCTCCGCCGCGGCGATCATTTGCCAGTGTTCCGCCGTCAAGGCAAGCCCCTTCGCGCGCGACAGATCGCCCGACCCGATCGCCTCTGCGACCTTCGCATCAAGCAACCGTGCCTGCCGCTCTTGCGTGGAAGGCTGCCCACCAGGTGGCGCCGATGCCGTCGCAGGCGTAGCGCTTTCCGCCGGCGCCGCGATCACCCGCACCTCGGATTCACCCCGGCGACACGGCGTGTCGCTGTAGGACGTCGCCCCGCCTCCGGCCGCCTGGCACTTGTAGTAGATCGTCTGCGCTTGGCCGCCGGCCGGAAGACCACAAGCGACCAGCACGGCCGCCGCAAACAGAACCCGATGCTTCATCTCAAACCCTCCACAATCTGGCGCATACGCGCCGCCCGGCTGCCCGTCAGCCGCAACACTTGCACCCCTTGATCACCCGCAGGACGGCGGGGGCTACTGCTGATGATTCGTCCTGCGGCGCCCGAAACGGTCGAGAGAATCCCTGGCCAGCAACAACAGCGCACGCCGCGCGCCTTCGTCGGCGATCCTGAAGGCCTCGATCAGCAATCGCTCATCGTCCGTCATGTACTCCGCTCTCCGTTCATGCACCACCAATCCGGATGCTGTGGTGGCTGCCGGATCAACGCTCGATTCTTCCGGCTCGGCCAGCAAATCCACCGCTTGACGGCGAAACGCTGCGGCGATCATTTCCAGATTCTGCACCGTCAGATTGCCGTCTGCGTTCTTCGCTCGCCGCACCGTACCAAAGCCCACGCCGGCGGCTTTGGAGACCTGCATCAGCGTCTCACGGCCCCGCGTGCTGGCCATCCACGCTGAAAGATTGTGCGCGATCCGTTGCGAAATATCCATAACAGGATTCTCCGCTTAAAAGAAATCCACTCGCGGCTATTGCGTCGCGCCATAAATGGCTATAGGATTACGCCATGAACTCGAATCAGACCATCTACGAACAAGTGATGACCGACCTTCGGTCAAAGCGCATTCCTCAGCGCCAGATTGCCATGGGCTCCGGTGTGCCTTTCAGCACCGTCTGCAAGATCGCCCAGGGCTCGGTGAAAGACCCTGGCGTTCATACGATTCAACGCTTGGCCGACTTCTTCCGCCGACATCCGGCCGAAAAAAATTCGCGCGTCTGCGACTGCGCAGCCAACCAGATGCCGGCTCAAGATCGCGCAAGCGACGGCGCATGCCAATGATCTCCTCCCTCTCATCATCGGATTCTATCCGGTCATCCTTTCATGAGTTCGCCGGCCGTGCCTCGAGCACGCGCCGGCTTTTTTCTTCCTGACGACGGCCATCAACCATGATTGACCCTTGGGATTTCTCCCACGACCACACGACGCCACGCGTCTCATTGGTGGCCGTTATCCTGCTGGCCGTCGTTGTCGTATCTGACGCCATCTATCACCAGATCGACAAGCGCATGATGGACACCCCACGCGCCGCGCCGATCCTTCGCGACGTTGCAATGCTTGTCTTCGTCGGCATGGTCTTGTATCTGGCAGTCCGCGCCACCGCATGACAACCCTCCCCCCTTCGTTGCGTAAGCAACGCAGCGCAACAACGCGCAACCCAAACGCAACCCCAGTTAAGCCGGTCAATGGGTCCTCCCCAGCCTCATTCCTTGCGGGTAATGCGAGG